CTAAGCGCACGCCAAACCATCCAAAGAAATCACATGTGGTTGTAGCAAGGTCAGGCGGTAAGGTCAAAACAATTCGATTCGGTGAACAGGGTGCAGACACTGTTACAGAAGATAATCCAAAAGGTAAGAGAGCGAAGAAACGAGCGTCGTTCAAAGCCCGACATCAGAAAAATATCAAACGAGGACCAATGAGTGCGGCATATTGGGCGGATAAGGTGAAGTGGTAATATGGAACCAATGGACCTCTCTTGGCGTTTGCTCAAGGATGATGAATTACCTAAGTTTTGCCAATCATGTGAAGGCGCTGGTTGTAAGGGGTGTGATAATACAGGTTTAGATGTGAGTGAGCGATACCACCAAGAGCATGAACCTATGAGTGTTGATGACTACGAAGATTACTATGATATATCTCACTTGGGTCATATTGGTGAAGCAAACCCTTTAGAGATTTTTCAATACATTATGGAAGATACACCTGAAAGTAGAAGAAAGCAAACTAATATCATGGGAGCAACTTATCACGGAGAGCCTACATTCAATATGATGCCTTTAGCGGGAGCAGGTCGCGCAATGGTGAATCCACATGCTGAGATTTTTCGGCGTAGTGAACCAATGGACCTCGCTTGGCGGTTGCTGAAAGAAGAAAATATAGACATCAACACTTGTGCAAGTTGCTTACAAGAATTACCTCTTGCTCAATTGGAAAATCCATATAACCCCGGAGCAACTGAATTATGTAGGAATTGTTGGAAAGAAGAAATGGAGTGGAGATTAGAACAGCAGAATAAAAACCCTAATTCATCTTCACTTTTTCCTATTTCACCGTGGCCTTTAATTGGTGATGATGAACAATTTCAGCAAAAAAATGCAAGCGAACCTATGGACCTCACTTGGCGGTTGCTCAAACGCCAAACAGAACTTGGTGAGTTCCACGAGGACTTCCCTTCATCTCATGGTCCTGTAACAGGTTATCGTGCATTATCCAATGAGCAATACAAAAAATTACCATACGAAGGTTTGACTGGTACTCCGATTGAAACTCACTTAGAAGGTATTCAAATTCATAGAAATAACCCGCCAAAAAAAGGGATATATGCATGGATGGGTCATGACAAGGAAGGGCTTGAGAGGGCAAAGCAGCAAGCGGAAGATTGGGCTTATGTGATGAGCGAGCATCGGAACACGCCGTCAAGCGTGGTGGCCATCAGAGGGAGGCATGACTTATCACACCCTGATGACTATGGGAATGCTTGGTATGGGGTTGACCACCCTGATACGGATTTACGCTCTGATTCAGTAAGTGCTCACATACTTCCAGACCCTATTTCACCAGAACAGATAGTGAGGATGCAAAAAGCATTTGATGTTCTCAAACGCCAAACAGAACTTGGTGAGTTCCATGAGGATTTCCCATCATCCCTCGGCCCTGTGACCGAATATCACGGCACGATGAATCTACCTGCTGTAAGCGAGCAGGGCATCAAAGCGCGGTCCAGTCGTAAGCGTTCCAAGAAGTATGTGCCTGAACAACTACGTGGACAAGACATCACATACACCACACCTGACCGAGAGAAGGCACTCGCGTTTGCTCAAGAGCGGGCGCAGTCACTCGGTCTACCTTCTTCTCAGGTTGGAGTTGTGGGCGTGAGAGCCGGTGGCCTCCCTTCTCCTATACAACACCAAGAGCCATTCGGTGTGCTTGGTGGAACCATGTCAAATGTCCGACCCAGTGCAATCCCGCGTGCTAACATCGTGCCTGTGCTCAAGATGCCTCAAGAGGCTCGTGACTTTGCATCGCAAGTTCATGAAGGACAGATGTATGGTGAAGAGCCATACATGACTCATATCGAAGATGTTGCTAGTCAGTTTGATGACCCGCACTTGAAGCGTATTGCATACTTACACGATGCGGTTGAAGATAGTGAGACAGGAATTGACGCTATACATCAGCAATTTGGAGAAGATGTAGGCCACGCAGTAGACGCGTTGACGCGAAGACCTGACGAACAATACTTCGATTACATCCAACGTGTGGCCTCGCATCCTGAAGCAAGGCAAGTCAAATTGGCTGACTTACAATCCAACTTACGACGAGGCCCGTCTGAGAGCCTTGCACGTCGTTATGAGAAAGCACTACAAATGCTGAGAGGTGATATGTGATGCCTTACCTCGCTAAGCAACGATTGACTGGTGATAGCAATGTCGTCATGAAACATGTACGTAAGCCTAAGTTCGTGGACAACGCTCTACATCTCGGTGAGGTATCACTACAAGGTGGTAGTAAACAGAAGGTCACAATAAGACAACGTAAGAAGGCGCATTATCCTATTGCGACCGAGCGTGTATATGAGATTAATGAATTAGAAGATGGTGTACGTTTAACACATAAACAAGTAGACGGTCATGAAAATAAATCATCTATGGTTTATATGGGGTCAATTATACAAAACAATGCCGCTTTATATAAACCTCGATTAATTTACGGGGCAGATTTAACGACCTCCAGAATATCATTTGGTAGTGTTTTAACTGGTAATGAAGGTACTACTTTAGCGGTACGTAACTTAAAAGGAAAAACTCTTGAGGAATTAGGATTTGGGAGTAAGACTGGACATATCGCTTATCCGATTGACGTTGGGTTAAGAACTACCGATATGGCATTACGATTGGGTAAAGATGTAGCAGACTCATTTACCTCAGTAAATATTGCTTTACCTATCACACCAACTACATCTACATCTGAAAGAAGGAGGCATAGTACAACCTTTGCTGCTGTAGATTTCCCATCTGCTAATCTTATTACTGCTCTAAGATTCCTTGGGAGGCATGATAACCATATTGTATACTTTGACCGTTTTGGTAATGTGTTATACATTCCATTTAATTTCAGTGAGTCAGGGCGTTATGTAGATGCTCAATCTCGTGTAGGTCCCTCTACAACTAATCCTGTCGAAAACGCTCCAAGTGTAATTGCTGTTCAGGGTATTTCTATAGCGTTAAATGAAGAGGCATATGCCGAAGTAAGTGATGCTGAAAGGCAAAGCGGTAGAGCACCTGACACACAACAAGAGACTCAAATTATTCAAGATATGACTGTTAAAACAAATGAGGGTGCAAGACGTGTCGCTCGTAATATTCTCAAGGCTAATAACTTATTAGCAGGTAATAAAACCAGTAATGGACACCCTCAATCTTGGGATTTACGTCCGGGTCAAATTATTCAATATGAAGGATTAAAACGCATTCTTACAGAAGTAAGACATAATCTAAAAAATGGTACTTCCGACCTTGTATTCCTAACCGTAGATACTGGAATTGAGGGTGTGTTACAAGGTATTAATGAAGGTGTTTTGAATACAGAAGAAAAACCTGATACAATGGAGCAAATCATTGAAAGTAACTTATCGTTATTTGGTGATATTAGAATTGAAATTACACCTATTATCTCCTTAACAGGTCATAGCGCATCTGGATTTTTAATAGGAAAAGCCATGAATAGGGGTACTATCGGAGGGACCAGTAGCCAAGAGGTCATTGGTGGTAGTAGAAGTACTCCGGTAATAATGAGAGGTGATATATGATGCCTGTAAGTGACCATATGAAGCGTGTATTACTAGATACTTTAGTGAGTAATATCAATGAAATGGTTATTGGTTTTGATGGAACTCCTTCTACTACATCTGATGGTGCAGCAGGTAGACCTGCTATTACCATTAATCCTACAGTAAGAGTAGTAGATGATAGCACTATTTTAGTCGAAGGTTTAATCCCTGCTACTCAAGCGTTTGATGATACATTAAAGGAAGTCTATGTGCAGTTTCGTGGCACTGGGACATCGTTTATACCAGTGGCTCGGCATACAATCTCCCCGATAAAAAAGACAACTACAAATGAAATGAGGATACAATTATTAATTGAGGTGAAGTAATGGCGACAGGTAACCCACTATCAGGACATACCGCAGCGAATCTTACAGGTGCATCTGATGGTCTACGTGATGGCGACCATATGATTTCACCGTCTTTATCTAATATTTACGAAGGTATACATGGTAACGGTATACTATTATACGAAGATACTGCTTATGGTGATAGCGATAGAAACAATCCTCAAAATTTACCCGGTGCTATTAGCGCAGGTGCTGCTGTAAATTTAGTTACAGTAAAATCATTTGATGCTGTTATTGATGGTGTTTTATACAACTTCGGTGGAGGGTCTGATATTACAGTAACACTAACAAGTGGCTCCAGTGATAAATTATCAGGCACAAGTACAACTGCGTTATCGAATGGTAAAGAGTGTTTATTCATTATCATCGCTACACCTAGCGGTGTAAAGTTCTCACAAACAACAGTGATAACTACAGCAAGTGGAGCATATCCATCTGTATCAAGTACACCCGCCACATACCTTACAGCAGGTGTAGGTAGTGGTAATAATCGACAAACGTTTGTTCTAGGGACAGTACGTGCTACACATACAGGTGGTACAGAAGTTGGTGACCTTAAGATACAAACAGCCAGTGAGTTCAACGATAAGCGCGTTTTCATTCGCCCTTCACCTATCTACTTCACACCAGTAACACCGGGTGCTGTGGACGCTACTACAGCGATAGTGGACCATACTGAGTTGGTTGCTGCACACACGTCGCCTAGTGGTAATTTAGGAAAGGCTGGTGCTCTATGGCAATCTCATGGTGAACAAGTCGCAAGCACCACTGCTGGTGATAACGACAAGGATGTGCTCTACTATAGCGGCACACATGCTGCTCGTTTCACTCGTTCTGTCTTTGACCGTGTGTTGACCAGCACTGCTACATCTATTGACCTAAAGTCCACTGATGCTAACATCCTCGTGCTTACACCCGGTGGCTCATTCGCTGTCACTACAAGTGGTCCATTCCCTGCTGGTTATGTGATTGAGATTAAGAATACACATGGGTCCAACACAGGAACATTCGCACTAACAAACTCAACGACATCTGCTATCGGTGATACCGCTGATGCAGATGGAGGGTATGCTCGTTTCGTATGCACAGTCAGCCATGCTACTGACCCGACGTTTGTTCGTCTGATTTGATATTCTATCTACCGGAGTAAAAATCGCCAAAACGTGGATGGAACATATCCCTTGCGTATCCTTGTTGTTTCATTGAAGGTCTACCTTCTTCCATTAATTGTTGATTTGCTCGCGCATCAATACGTTTATCACTTGGAGCACGAGCGTGACCTGTGCTTTCTCTTGTTATACGCCCTGTCATCTCATCGAAGTTCATTCCCGCTCTTTCTTCTGCGTCATCTATGGGATGGTCGCCCAATTCATCTTGAAAATCATCTCGCTCAAACCATTCTAATTCTCCGGGGTAATCCTCAAATTGCTTTTCGTGTTCAAATTGCTCTCTCGTCCTCCCTTCATTGAAGGTATCCTGCATGTTTTTACGTCGCATAAGACCAATAATCGCTTGGTGATATGCTGGGAGATTACCAGCAGGATAAATCTGACTTCCTATATCTGGATTATATTCACTTAGAATTCTTTGATGCTCCTGAGCACGTTCATAACTATCGTCTTGTTTGAGTATAGCCCATGCATAATCGAAGGCTGACATACAACTTTCCGAGGTAAGCCAAAGATATAGATGTTACGAATTATCCTCTTTTGATTTGAAGGCGCTATCTACCCATAGATGCCCACATTCCTTGCAGCACCATAGGCTGATGCGTTCACGGTCACCATCAAGGAATCGAGCCTGTAGGCGACGTGGTATATGCTCGTGCAAGCATTGACGGCATTTAACCTTCAAACGGTCGAGCAAACGTCCCGTACAAACCACCTCTTATGTTCCCATTTATATCCTCTCATAAGCAACCATTCTTCAAACTCTATATCAATATCAAGAAGGTCTTGTTCGTATTCAGACATAAATGTTTGATGAAGGTAGTGTTTGTGTACTGCTTCACTTAAACTCATTTTACTCACTGCCACGCCTCCCAATTACATCGTCAATACGTAGTATAGCAGTAGCAACTTCAGTTGCACTTGTTATAGCGCTACGGATAAGAGACATTGGTTCAAAGATAGATAACTCATTCATATTACAAATACCACCGTTATTGGTATCAGGACCATGATATAGTTCACCATCTGCTACCTTGTGTCTCATAGCGAGTATAGTATCTAATGCATCATGCCCTGCATTTTCAGCAATAGTACCCGGTATAGATTCCAATGCGTCACAGAATGCTTCAATAGCCATCTGTGCTCGTCCTCCTACCTCGGCGGCACGAGAGCGCATCATAACAGATAAAGCGAGGTATGTAGCGCCTCCGCCCACACATACATCGTCACCGTTATTCACAAGGGAGACTACCCCTAATGCATCATCGAATCCACGTTGTACTTCGTCGAGCGTAGACTGCGTTGCGCCGAACAACACTAAAGTTGCCTCTTTATGCTCTTCTAAATTACTCGTTACAAATAGGTAGTTCACATCATTGTAACGCTTTCTTTCTATGTGCGCTCCTATAGGACCCATATCATCTTCTGGAGTTTGGTAAATCTGAAAACCAAGTTCGTTACTCAAACGCTTCATTGTACTTTCAGGAACTCTCCTACACACATATATGCTATTCTTACGTAGATACTGCACAACTGTATCATGTACACCATCACGTACAAAGAGTACACCACCCTTCTTAGGGAAGGATTTGACTATTTGTTTAGCGGATGTTAAGAGTTGTTCACGGTCTGCATTCTTTATTGAAGAATATGAATTTGCATCTACTTGTACTTGCACGTTTGCATTTTGTGCTTGCTCTTCTAATCCAGTATTAAGCATGATAACCGCTAGCATCTCCTCACCGTCTAAATCTCCTTCATTCGTTGTAATATCCTTATTCACTACTACCCCGTCAAAAAGATATGAGTCGCCAATAGAGCCACCCGGTGCTGCTAATATACGCACATCTGCTGCTTCACCTACTGCTTCAATTGTATCTACGCATAACTGTGCTACTTTTTCTTCTGATGCCTCTAATGATTTACCAGTGATAGCAGTACGAGCAAGGTCAGTTAATTCATATGAATCAGTGTTCAATGAAGGTAGTATATCTAATGCCATGTTCATAGCATGAGTATAGCCTTTGTTAATCACATTCGGGTGTAATCCTTTATCAAACAACCCTTCCGAATTAGCAAGTAATTGACCTGCTAATACAACACTACTTGTAGTTCCATCGTAACAATTAGCCTCTTGCATTTTTGAAACTTCAACAATCATCTTAGCGGCAGGGTGAGCGCTATCTAACTCACGTAGTATTGTAGCCCCGTCATTAGTAACAATCACATTACCTGCTCCATCTACCATCATCTTGTCCATTCCCATCGGCCCAAGCGTTGTCTTTACTGTACTAACAATTCGCTTTACTGCTTCTATGTTCATACGTTGTGCATTATTATTTTTATTATCACTCATCTTATCATCTCCCATTTACAATGTAAACAAATATTACCTTTCCATCTGTGGTAATCACCACAATGTTGGCATTTTTTCATTTCCAATCAACCTCCATCTCAATGATGGAACCATCTTCAAGAGAGCGACTCTTAATGATGCCATTCTCCCTCCCGTATTGATACAGGTCGTAGGTGAGTTGTGCATCTTTCAAGCAATACTCGGCGACCTCAAGGAACTTACCAGCACGCCATGCTTCGGGTGCATCTTCACTCGACATACTCTTACCAACATCAAGAGTAGTATTAGCCAATACCTGTAAGTTTGTAGCAACTTTACCATGTGATAAGGATGCCTTACTTACGAGTGATTTAGTATCTACCACACTATCTGCTTTGGACATAAGGTCACCAGCAGTCCAACAGTCTAATGCTGCGTTAAGAACAGGTAAATCAAATCCTTTTATGTTGTGACCAAGAATAACACCACCGTTATCGACATGTTTCTGTATATGGTCTCCAAGCGTACGAGGGTGTAAATCATGTACTTGTGCAGTAACCATGTCTATGTCCTCTTTACTAAACACATGACCTTCGTTACCATTCCATGTAGCAACTACAGTTGGCTCAAACAAAGAGTGTTTATCCCAACCTCCAATCTCCCATGAGTAGTTACCTGTTTCAATATCAAGCGCCATTATATCTTTCATCATTCTCCCTCCTTCAATCTTATGTATACTACAGCACCATCCTTAGCGGCTTGGAACATATGAGCAACCCAATCGTTAAATTTCTTATGAGCGGTCGGTTTAGTAACGTGTTGATTTACCATATACTGTTTCATCACGGCTGTTTTACGCTTCCAACCATCTCCCCTTGTATCTAATTCCATAGCAGAAACTGCGTTAAATGCTTCCATCCATTCTTTCTTGTGGGCCGCCTTTTCTACTTTCTTAGCGCCTACTTCAACTTCACCCTCAAGCCAAGAGATTAGATTCTTGAATAAGTCATATAGAATGTCTTTAGCCATATCTAAATGGTCACCAGTAATAACCCATGCCTCATCCATCATGGCTATATGAGTTGCAAGGATAACAGAATAGTTCTCCATAGCAGGTACGAATGATGCAACTACATCAGCAATAGCAAAACTCAATCCATCGAGTAGACTATAGAAGTCATCAATTACGTCATATGTAGCGGCGTAGAATGATTCATCTGCGGTAAACATTTCCCACATAACTGACTGAACTGTTTCTTCACGTTCATCGGAATCCATGTCGTCCCATTCTGCGAAAGTAACACCTGCTAGATTACGTACTCTTTCAAACAAACGCTTCTCTAGCGCTCGAAAGTACTCTACAATTTCTTGATATGAAACGGTACTTTCTGGACTCTTAGCGTATGCTTTATTCATACGAAGTTGACTTACATTTTTCCTTCTATGCATGTCCCAATGCGACCAATAAAGTAGAACTCTTTGGAATATACCTTTAGTTAATACATACTCTTTAACTCCAGCAGGTGGGTATGTTGTTACCCACATAGATGCAGTTGGTTTGATTTCAAACCGCCTCCCACTTAGATGCTTGACGATTACGTTACTGTTGCTCCCAATCGGGTTACACGCTGTCTGTAGATAAAGAACAGTATCTTGACTATTCTTTGATGGGTTTAGTAAGATAGAGCCTTCATCGAAATTGAGTGCGAGCCTCTTATGGAGCAACCCTTCTGTTTCTACAATTTCTGTACTCTTCTTTCCAGTATCAGGGTCAACTACGACTTCAGTCTTTGTACCACCGATAAGCCCTGCATCTGAACCACCATTGTAAGAATCAGTGGGTACACCGCAATCATTCAATACTTTACCTACGAACTCCCATGCTATCGACTTACCAGTTCTCGATGGTTGAATCCAGAACGAATGGACACGTGGGTCGAGATGTGTAGCGTCCCAAGGTATACGTACATAGGGTGCTGCTACTTGACCTTGAATAAAGAAGAATGATAACATACCCGGTATATCATTATCAATACTTACTTTACCAAACTCTTCTACATAACCTTTGAAGAAAGGATATTTATTAACAGCAGAATATTCCAGTGCTCTCCTCATTCCTCTTCACCTACCTCTGTCAATACATACGTGTCAAGGAACTGTACGTCTTTCACTGCTTGTGATGGTATACGGTAACGTGGGAATGAGCAATTTTTATCTCTAAATGAGACCCAACCTACTTTTGTTTTCATTACTCTATCACCAACGACTGCTTCAAGATTGCATTGTTCTACTTCTATAACTTCATAGAGTTCTTCTTCAAGATGCTCTAATGTTATAGTTTTATTCAAACCTAAAATTAATTTTATTTTCATGCTATCACTCTCTTTCATTATTGCTTTATATATCAAGGTCACTTTAGTGACCTCGGTTGTTAAGGTTGTAACGTGTTTAGTCTTTATTATTTACGGACTGAGCGTTCTATGTGTACTGGTTCTTCACTTGTTAAAACACGAGTCAACATACTCCTACGTTGTTCACCAAGCCCCTTCACTTGCTTGAGTGATTCAGGGAACATCATTTCCTCAATGGAACCACACTTGTCTAACAGACGGTCTACAAGGTCAGGCCCAAGTCCCGGTACTGCTAGTAATATATCCTTACGCACGTCATTAGTAGACACACGTCTTATGGCTCGCGCACCATGACTACTGGCTGGCTTGTGTAACTTATCATGTAACTTAGTGACAAAGAGTGCCGCCTCACTTACATTCTGTGTATAGAACACTTGACAGTCAAAATCAGACATAATGCGAGCAATAGTACCTGTTAATTCATTTTGCACACGAGTATGCGTAAGTCGCTTACCGTTGTTCTTAGCCATAGCAACATGCTTGGCTATACTACCATGAATAACAAGAAAGAATCTTTCATAATTAGCATCCATATTATCGAGTTGTCTCCACAAATGACCGCTATGACTTGACTGAAATAAGTCGCCAATACTTTTGGCTTCAACACACGCTGCACCAAGTAGGTAGTCACCAACGACCAACGTTTTTCTTATTACTGATAGACCTGCTTTTTTTGCTTTCCTTTCAATGGATTCGCAAAGACTCCCTCGCTCATTACTATCTATAATTAAATCTGGTTTAGGCATTCTTCCCCCTCTTTTTTTGCCCAATCTTTCTACAAACAACTGAACAGTATTTGGTATTATTATTAGTAATCTCATCATTACACATTATACATAATTTTACCTTTCGTTTAATTTCTTTAGGTTCAGGTTCAGGATTTCTTCTTTCCCATCTTTTTCTTTTTCTATAACAACTCTTACATTCAATACCTTTTTTTGTTTTAGCACCTTCTCTATCAGTAATTATTTCAGTATGACAAAAATTACAATACAATGGTTTTACCAAACCTTCTGTGCTGGTTAAATCATATAGATTAGTGCTATAAGTACCTGTTATCCTTCTCCCAGCAATTCTACCTATTCTTGCTCTTGAATGGACTATTTTGAAATCTGGGTATTTAGTTAAGATATTACTTAATTGATTCATTGTAGGGCCGTGTCTCCTTAAGTCAGTCTTTTCTTTAATTTCCTGAGCAGTACATGGTCTACCGATACCATACATCACAGTTCTAATCATTAATATCATTTCTTTTCTTCTTTGCATCATTGTCATTCATATTCCCCCGTGTTATCATAATATCTACATTCACCTACACAAAGCCCGTCGTCTCTTATCGAGCCACAGGATGAGGCGGCGTAGCCGTTGTTACCACCACTACCCATCACTATACTTTCAACTTGGTGACGAGTTATATTTGCATCATAATCAGCCCACCCTTGTGCTTCTATAATATTACAAATACGGTCTACATGTTTTTCCTTTTCATCATTATTTACTGCATCAGGAGGGTAGAACCATCTGAAACGAGCAGCGAGGTAAGACACAAGATGGAAGCGTGCTTTGTGTATAGGGTTACCTTCTCCCAATGCAGACTGGGCGAGACATGGTAATACAATAATGTCATCTAATGTAACATCAGGTAAACCCTCTATTTTTTCTACAGTGCGTTTGAAATGATTCTTTTGCTTCTCTACCTTTATCTCCACATCAATAGAGCCATGTTCTATGTAACCGCTTCTTGGTGTTTGGGCGAGTTCAACAAGCCCGTCATGAGTGAGGTTGAGGATTTCATTTGTTTCTAGTGGAATCATCCAACAACCTCTTTTGCTATTGTATGAATTAGGTATACGTATAATACCGCTTGTATCAAACGCAACCGCAGGGTCATTACAACCGAGGTCTAATTTCTTATGCCATTCTGAAACTAATTTCCTCCCTGCCTTTCTAATACTTCTTACACCATTGGTTGACGTAGGTGTAAAAGTTTTGGATAAAGGAATCCATATGTGAAAACCTCCACCGCTAAACCATATGAAATGACGATAGTTTTGTTGTAATAAATATCTATGTAAACGTTTTACTTGTTCATGCATGAAAGCAAATTCAACATCTTCACCCCTACGTTTGAAATCTTTACAATCAAAATCCATAATGAAATGGCGTATGATAGGCATGTCATAATCCACGCGATGATGTCTAGGGGCTTTTGTGGCACGATACCCATAGGCAGAAAAATAGACATTACCACTACCATTTTTCCCTTTCCAATGTCTTTCTAACTCATCCCAACTACGAACTAAGAATCTCCCAACTCTACCTGTCTGTGAACCTATCTCCATTATTTCACGAGGGAAATCTAATTCTATGAACATATTAAACACCACTTTGCTTCTTAACAGTCTCCACTAAATTATTGTATAGCGTGAATATATTCTCTAAGTAAAACTCTTTAGGATTTATTGTAACGAACATATGTTTACTAATGTTATTAATTGGAGCATCTTCTAACACTGGATTACCATTTATATCAAAAAAATCATCTAATGTAGTTTGTCTAAAAGAGCGTACGTCATACCCTTTATCAATTAATGATGTCTTAATTTCAAATGTAAAATTTGGAAACTGGTGTATTAATGCCGCTTTAATAATACGACAATAAATCTTCAACTCATTCTTCATTATCATTCATCTCCTTCGGTTGATAAGCACAACAAAACTCCATCACTTCACAAGTATCACATCTTGAATATCTTCTATCTTCATGATACTGACTCTTCCCTCTTTTTTCTATAGCAGGTAAAGGGGGGAAGTCCATATTCAAATGAGCATCTATTAAGCCTGTTAATTTTTTCTCAACTGTTCTTGGTGCATATCTACCTCCCGGTCCTGAAACGGATTCAAAGTCCCAACGTGGACCATCGCCCCCATTAATACCCCCACCGGGATATTGCCACCCCCATCCTGTTACTGGTAGATACTCCATGTGAGGGCTGTGTTCAAGCATCATACGATAGAATTGCATTTCAGCACGCATTTGTGCTGGTTTGTATTTAGTCCATTTACCACTTTTTAATTCCATAAGGACAAAACCGATTTTATCATCGTCTAAGAATATCCTATCAATGTAACCTTTCATATGAATAGGAACATCTGTTCCGTCCGATGCAGTAACTATTCGATTGGCGTGTATTTCTGCCTCATTACCAACAGGAAACCAATCTTGTATTTCATCTTCATCAATTAAACATAAACGTTCAAGTTGCCATTTTACATAAACTGTTAATTGTTCAGGTTCACCATATAGATATGGTTCAGGAGGAGTAGGTAGGGCTTCTAAACATAATGCTAATGCTCCGTTTTTATCTCTTTTTTTGATAAAAGCATATACATCATCTACTACATCTTCCATAGCCTTCCACCAATATTCTACAGCGTCGTGTATGTTAGACCCGCGAGTGAGATAATCAGCCTCCTTAATACTACCAAGACCCAGAACCTTTTCAATGAAATATTGTTGCGGACACCAATCATATGCACTAAGTGAAGATTTACTAACACGAAGTATTTTATCACTCATATTAGGTTGCCAAGCATAGGTACTTTTGTCGTATGATTTTATTAAATCTACATGAGCATAACCTTCACGCTCGTTGTTCCCACCTTCGGGATTAGGATTCCATCTCACGATTCATCCCCCAATATATGTTGTAACCTCTCTCTTACAATACTCCTTGAAATATGAGGCCCTCCTCCCGACTTAAGCGAGTCGATATACTCCCGTAACTCTTCTTCCATTTCAATCAACTTCTGTAGGTATACTGCTAAATCCATCGCTTCTTCTTGTGCATGTACGAGCCATTCAAGCCGAGACAATGGGGCTGTCTCCATAGTCACGCCATACTTTGTCTTTCCGACATCAGACCTTGCCTGAATCTTCTTACATACTTCATCTTCTATTCTACTCATATCAATCACCAATATGTCTCTGGTACTATATCCCCCGCCGCTATTGCGATGTCCCAGCCTACACTCTCATATAGGCGCTTGAGTTTCTTTTTTACCAATACATCAAGAATTTTTTCCCAATCAATAACGACACTATCTAGTTCATCAATATCACGAAACGCCATAAATTGTGTACGTTTTTTCTCACCTTTAATTGTAAAATAATCTGGTAACGTACCGGTATTCGCTATATATGTCCAAGATACACTATCTCCCTTTTTCCATTTATCACCTTTAATATGTTCATTATAATGCATAGCAGCCTTTGCGCCCGGTGTAGGTTTATCATACTCATGAGGAGGCTTAGTAAGACGTGTAGATTGTATAATATCAGCGAGCGGTATAGTTCCATTTTTAACTTCAAGTGATATTTTTCGGAGTGTAGATGATACTTCTTCTTCATCAGCACCATGACCAATAAGTTTCATAGCAACACTTTGAATTCTCTTAGTTATAGGAGCAGAACTAGATGCCTTGATAGCATATCCAGTTACTTTCAATTGTCCCTTCTCACTCTCAGGCCACACCTTATAACCAAAGTAACGATTCTTCACGGAAGCGGTTATCCAGTAATCGAAGTAGGCTTCTAATTCTACGTCCATGTAAGGTAGGTCTAGCATCTCCTTAGCAGTCTTAGTAAGATGTTCTGCAAGTGCTTGCGCTTCATCGAATGGAACTTGTATAAATGCTGAATCAGTATGACCATACAAAGATTTGAACCCTTGCTCTTCACTTTCTTTTAGTAGATGATGAATAGCCTCTCGACCACGAAATGTAATGGATGATGCTATATCATTATCTACCCACATACCTTGAATAGATTTCATACCGGTCATACCGTAGAGAGCGTTGACTGCGACCTTTGCAGCAGTCTGTAACATATCATAACCGAGTCTCTCTTCTGGGGTTTTAGCCTCCTTCATCTTCTTCTTATATTCTCTTCTAAGTTCAAGCATCTCATCCACGATAGAAGGGAGTAGCCCCTTCTTCGTTTGGTCCCAATGTGTTCCATTTCCTAACGTTTTGATATTAGGGCCGGGTCCTGAACGTTTGGTAGTGAAGCATAGATTGTCACTCGTTATAATGTTAGGATATAGTGATGCATAATCTACTGCCGCTACACCCTCATGCCGACCGGGTATAGGGTCAGGTATATGAGCGGCCTTCAACGCCTCCCTTTTTACCTTACTAGCGCTCTTCGCCTTCTTCTCCGTCCGCCGTCCCACAAGCCCACGGAAGTATCGTGTAACATTGTGCGTACTTTCCCATGATACACCGCATAATTGTTGCATAGCAACAAAGAACTCTATAGCATTTAGACGATTAGAGATGTCTCTAAGTAACGTTGTATCTAACAAACAATAGTCTACGAAGTCATCCCAGTATTCATACCATCCGTTATGAACGGTCATCCCTTCAATTTCTTCTGTTAACTTAGAGCCGAGGTCAAGTAATTCAGCGATAGTATTCAACTTACGGTTAGGTAGTTGCCCACGTCCTGACTTCTGCCATAGTGTTTCAAACCCACTACCGCTTTGCCAATGAGCGGCTGAATCCCAACATAAACGACCCTTAATAGGTTGTTGTGTATCTTGATAGCCTTCGTTTTTGAACGGGCGAATAACTTGATTCAAAGGAGATAGTTGGTCAGGCTCTTCTAACCTACGTATCAAGTGTGGTAGGTCAGCCCACATGAGAGCGTGGGCTACTAGAATATCAGGGTCACGCTCATGTAGGAAATTGATGAAGCCTTCATGCATTTCAGCCTCACTTTTGTAATGGTGTAGTTGATATGCAATATCACGCACAGTGCGTTGATACTTTGGAGTCCAAGTTGTAGGGTAGTATTCATCGTCATAAGGACAATTGGTAGTCTCATCAGCCCATGCGAATACAACAGGAGTCTCAAGGTCGCTATCCACTACGGCCATGACGGATGTGAAGTCCTCCTTAGTGTCCCACTCCAAATCAAAATACCATACACGCGGATGAAAATCAGGAACTTTATCAGGATATAGTTGAAGTAAAATCTGCTCTTTGTAGTTGAGGTCAGCCTCATACGTGGGCATTAATTGTTTAATTTCATATAGTTCGTTAGGTTTGTCTACTTCTAATTTCATTAAAGGCTCATCATCAATACCAATGGCCGTTTTATTTTCAATAATACGTGCGCTAGGATGGCGAGAATAAAGTCTATTCAATTGCCAATTAGGAGTACTCTTTGGAACCCAACAAAAAGGACGGATATGCTTCTCATCATCTGGATTTATTATTTCTTCATTTAAGTTACCAAAAGCATCCCGCGTCCGTAAGTAAATAGACGGTGTGTCGAAAGAGTCGTCAGGGAAATACCAATCCACAATCATTGCATCACCCTCCTTGATTTACTACAATGAGAAGGTCATCATTCTGTCGTACTATAAGTGGAGTTGCTTCACCCATATGTACTGTTGCTTCACCACCGTTGAGTAGGCTTAACGTAGTCATGAGCCACGGACCAAAATTAGATTCAATAGTTTTGTTTGGACCCACTGGGTTAGTTAACACAGTAGATGTAAATAGACGTGCTTCGTGATTTTTACCAGCCTTGACACAAAACTCTTTTTCTTCTGCATTAGCGAAGATTTTGAATGAGGGTTTATTCAATATCCCTTTCATCTTCGTAATAGCCATTAAATCATCTACTTCTATTTCCCCCCTTATGGTTAGTTCTTTGTTGTTGAATGATTCCCATTTAGACGCTATAGTTTTGTCTAACATCTTCTTTACTAGATGAACTCTACTATGACTAATGATTGTAGCATTTACTGGTAATTGTAACTTAGATGTCCCAGCAATTACATATAACGTCTTACCTGAGCCAGTTTGTTTTAACGTAACATTATCAGTCTTAACGGTTTTAATGAATTGACATACTTTACTTAGTTCACTAATTTTCAACATACCTGCTGTTTTAACATTACCATCAAGGGTACAGGATTTTTTGAAGTAATGTGTATGAAATGCTATGGTTGCTTCTAAGGTTAATGACGAAACAACTATCTCAAGGTCATCTACATTAGCACCGAAAGATGAGAAGAATGATTGTGCTTGTTTAGTATTAATTGTAAACTCAACCATTACAACGACCCCCTGTATTTACGCTTCCTACCTTTCATACCTATACGTTGTTCAGTACTATAAGGTATGATGCGGGTTTGAGTTTCAGGTGTTAAGTCAAAGAACTCATCGAGAGTTGATTGGCGTGTTTTGATACCACCACATTGACAATAGATTACTTTAGTTGGTACTTTATCTCGTTTCCAAAAATTCCACTTACTCATATTATCATCTCCAATAATACACAGGTGGGGGAACGGGATGAGAGGTAGAAATGAAAGACCCCTCTTGCGGCAGTGAATGCGACACTTATCCCGTTTTTAATTTGCCAAAACCCCCATGTGTATATCATAGCGTACCGTCGTATAACTCCGGTAAACCAAACCACTGTGGCTCTTTACCAGCCTCAGTTATGAGTGTAGTTCGTTGTTGTCCTTGTAACTTCGCGTTAGTTTTACTCTTTTCAAAAGTAATAGTATATTCAGAACGAATGACTTTATCAGACTCATCGTCATATGTATCTTTACGTTCACACATAAGAATTTGAAACACGAAATTATTACTAGCCTTTTCCCAATCTGGTCTCCACTTTGGGTCTGAATTTTCAGCATTACCCCATGTGTAGTTTGTCATACGTAAGTGAGTTTCCCAGAATACTCGTACTCCGGCTTTCACAAGTCCTCTACATACATTTGTGAGTTGATGGAATCGCGTCTTACGAATCGCCCAGTCCCATTGATGACCGACCTTCTTGTTCCAGTCAGCCGCCTCAATACCATCCTTAGCGATATTCAAATCAACAATCCTCATACAGTTTACACAAACGCTATCCCACAAGTCTACACCTGTAACTAAGAAGCCCCATAGCCGTGTACCCTCATAATCAGGGTCACGTTGTTTCTGGGCTATGTCAAGTGCGAATTGAGTAATAGACATCGTTCTATCATGAGTACCCGGATAGTCATAACTTGTACGATTTCCCTTCATATGTTCCCACGGGTCCCAACATTTGATGCGACTTTCATTAGGATAGAAGGCTGATTTATTTGCGGCCCCTCCACCTTCAAAGTCAAGAATCCATAACTCTTCACCACGTTCACGAGCACCCTCATCACGTACAAAAGCATCAGTAACTATTGCGGTTTTAGCAGTATTATCATGACCAGCAATACCCATGAAGATATGAGTTTGCGGTGAGTTATCCATCATGTTTAATTCCTTACGTAAAGCAGAAAAAGCATCAGCGTCTGTACGCTTATGAGGCGATGTAGCCTCAAGCGCTTCTACTTCCTTTTCTTCTGCAATTGCATCTTTAGTCTTACCAAATCCTGCCATACATCACACCTCATTCAAACTGGCCTCTACCAGTGTCTCCACCTTCTTGTCGGCGTCGAATACGTCTTGAGTCAGCGAATACGCCCATAACTTTGAGGTTAGGAGTTTCTACACCGTTGTTGACCTTAATAGCAATACGTCCACAAACAAGAACAGTTGAACGTTCAGCATAAGGGATAACATCATCTTCATTGAAAGCCACGAATGGATTAGTCAAATCGTTACAAGCACTACCTATCCAACACATTACTTCGCTCATCTCTCCAGCACCATGTAGGCTTTGAAGTGCGGTTGATGTAAGGGCAATAGAATACCCACGTCCATCTTCATCATATTGGTTTTCACGAGGCTCACTACTCAAACGATTAACTGTACCCTTCACGAATACTATCGGTCCAGATTTACCTTGACTACCATCACTACCAACAAACGTGCGACTATTCGCTTGATATGCTTCTACAAGTTCTTCAAGTGAAACTCCTAATCCATGTAAGTCATGGTCAAGCCAATACTTGAATGGATGTAATAGATGACGCATACTCTCGTCTACAAACTCATCGGTATACAAGATAGTATCACGAGTACCCATAGGTGTAGATATAGAATCCTTCCATTCTTCCTTTGCATTCTCATTAGGTGGCCTTGCTAAAATACGACAAGGAGTGCCGATACGAACAACAGCGTTAGCATCTTCACCTTGCATATCAACACGCCATAATTGTATCGAATTATCCTTAGTGAAATCTTCCTCTTTAGCGCCGAGGAAATAATAGTTCCTTCCATTCATACTCATAGCCTTCGGGCGACCACTTCTAGCAAGAAGGCAAATAACATCTCCGTCAGCAGTAAAAGCATTATCAGGAGGGCCATCTTCAAGAGAGTAGTCAGTAGGCTTTTCACCGTCTTTATTGGTTAAATTCCATACCCCTGCTCCTTTGGTATAATGTCCGACAAAACCACTAGCGATAGCGGCGTTAGGGTCCATAGTATAATCACGTTTAGCACGCCTTACTTCCCATGCTCTACGGTCAGTTTGTTTAGCATCTACCCCTACAAAGCAACCAACGAAAGGTGTAAGACCACTCATGCCGCCCCCACCGCTACTCACGTTACGGGTTTCAATGAGCATTTGTTCTGCCCAATCTTCAAGAAGGTCATCATCTTCTTCACGCCAATTATTACATAGATGTTCCTTAGAAATATATGTGAAGAATTCAGTCATCACATCATCAAGTTCACGTTTTGTACGTTCAGCGTACTTTGTCAGTCTTTCTATTACACTAGGTGGAAGTCCAGTGCTATCTCTTTCATCGTCAGTATTTTCATTACTCATTTTTCTCAACCTCCTTCTTTAGCCTCGCAACGAAGCAATCTACGAAGGAATAGGAACCGATGGGCCACTCATACATATGAGGGACCATCTCACCGAACACGGCCATTACCGTGAATGTAGTATCAGAATCCATATCAAAGAACTCTGTTAGATTCTGATGGAAAGAGCGCATGAGTTGAGTAAGAGTCATACCTCTATCTAGCATTTTGTAAAAGGTTTGACGCATTTCACCCCACTCATTACTCACGGCGGCAAACGCCGCAGAAGATGGCATCTCTACGTTTGTAAGATACTCCTTCAAATCAGCGGTATTCTCTACAAGGGCTATCGCTGAACGTAAATCACCACCTGTAGCAGACATGAGTTTTCGATACAAGGGTATAACATCGTCACCTTCTGGGAATAGTTGTGATAATCGCTTTGCTCCTTCATCAGGTGTTAGCGGTTTGAATTCGTATACGAGGCATCTACTTTGAATAGCAGGTTTGATTTTACTTAGGTCATTACATGTGAAAATATAGATGACGTTGTTAGCATACTCTTCCATAATACCTCTTAAAGCATCTTGAGCGGCGGGTGTGAGGCCGTCA